CTGCACGCGAAATCATTGCGACAGAATTAGCACGCGCCGTGGGTATTCCGGCTTACTTTATTGATGCGCCGACTGGATCATCCATGACATATGCAAACGCCCAAACGGCGCGTCAAACTTTGTTGGACTTTTCGCTTTTGCCGCTCATGAATAGCATTAGCAGCAGGTTATCAATGCCAGATTTTACGCCATCAACACAGCGCGTGGAATTTGATTTGAAGGCCTATTTGCGCGGATCAGAAAAAGAGCGTGCAGACATTTACAAGATTTTATTTGACATCGGAGCGATTACCACCGATGAAATTAGACAGATGGAGGATATGATCCAATGAAGCTGACAACACCCATGCAGATCACGGCGGCGGATACTGATTCGAGAACAATCACCGGGCGCATTGTTGCTTTCAATGAGCACGCAAATGCATCAACCGGCAAAGTTGTTTTTGCTAAAGGATCAATTCAGCCACAAGATGTTTTTTTGAACCTTGAGCATGACAATACTCGCAGAATTGGCCGCAGCGTTTCGATGAGTGTGAACGACAAAGAAATGACGGCTACATTTCGTATTGCCAATACAACCGCCGGTTCAGATGCTTTGGAAGAGGCAATGACTGGATTGCGTGACGGATTTTCAATTGAACTGGCCGTGGACAATTATGAAATGCAAAAAGATGGCACTATGAAAGTTTTGAATGGACAGCTCACAGCTGTTGCACTTGTCACCGAACCAGCTGTGCGATCAGCTCGCGTTTCAGAGGTGGCAGCATCCGAAGATTCTGAAACTCAAGAAGTTGCAGATATAACAAACCCAAATGAAGGAGACAAAGTGGAAAACACTACCGAACAAGCCGCTCCTGCCGTTGAACCGGTAGCAGCTCCAACAGTCGAACCAGTACAGGCATCACGCCCGGCTTACTACACAGCACCACGCTCACCAATCGTGAACAAGGTTTCATATCTTGAGCACTACCTCAAGGCAACAATTTTGCATGATGAGGATTCACGCCAGTATGTAAAGGCAGCTGACAACACAACATCAACAGCTCCGGGCATGGTTCCAACACCACAGAGCACACAGGTTATCAATGCACTTGCAAATGCAGATCGTGGAACAATCGATGGCATTAGCCGCGAAACTTTAATTGCAGAAGGCATGACATTTGAATTGCCTCGCGTAACGGCTGTCCCAACAGTTTTGCCAATTAACGAAAACGGAACAGTTACAGAATCATCACTATCTGCAACATTTTTGTCAGTTTCAGTACAGCCATTTAAAGGCCGTGCTATCTCGACTGTTGAGCTCATCGACCGCAGCCGTCCGGAATACCTAACAGCTTTGCTCCAGAATCTTGAATTTGCTTATGCAAAGGAAACAGATGAGTATGCACTTGCACAAATGCAAGCGGCAGTCACTAGCGTGACAGCACAGGCAGCAAACGATGCCGAAGGATTCCTTGGATACACATCAAAGGCAGCCGCAAATGTTTATGGCGCATCACTTGGATTCGCTCGCTCATTGATCGTTTCACCAACACAATGGGGAAACATCATGGGATACAACGACAATGGCGCACCTCTTTACAATGCAGCACAACCATCAAACGCAGCTGGAAATGTTCGCGGAGATTCATTGCGCGGCGTAGTTTCACCGGGTCTAAATCTTTATGTTTCACGCTCATTTGGTAACGCTGGTACCACAACAGCCGATGGCGATTCTTCAATGGTTGTTGTCAATCCAGATTCATACACATGGTATGAATCCCCACGCTTTACGCTCCGCACCAACATCAACAGCGATGGAACCATCGATATTCTTTATTATGGTTATGGCGCGCTAGCTGCAAAGGTTCCAAACGGAGCACAATTTAACAACCTCCCATAAATATCAATCACTATCGGTAATGGTCGCTCCCGAACATTACTGACACGAAAGGAACCGAGATGCCAGCAATCGTCACAGCTGCACAGTTGAGAGCCATTCTTGGTGTCTCGGTTTCTTTGTATTCTGATGCACAGCTGGATTCTTTTATAGATTCCGCTGAACAAACGATTTTGCCTTTACTTACGCAATACCAATCATCGGTGACTTTCGCCAATGTGGATGAATCCGTCATTTATTTCACCACAATGCGGCCAAATTACTTTGTGCCGGGTCAATCTGTTGTTGTTACCGGGGCCGGAACTTACAGCGCGACTTATACAGTCACCGATGATCGGATTGAGCCTTACACTTTTACAGCTGCCACAAATGCAGCTAATCGTGACTATCCATTGCCGTTTATTCCAGCGGCAACAGCGACATTGAGTGGATCATCGGCAGCGCAGCTGTACGCATCCACACCACCAATTGAAAATGCAATTTTGGTTGTGGCGGTTGAAATTTTCCAGAGCATTACAGCTCCCGGCAATCAGATCATGTCAGACAATTTTCAGCCGTCACCATTCGTGCTCGGCCGAAGTCTGAGCAACAGAGTAATTGGTTTATTAGGCCCGTTCCTTGATGTCGAAACGATGTGCCAATGAGCATCGAATCCCAAATTCGCACACCATTAAAAACAGCACTTTCAACAATTGCTGCCAATGTGTACAACGGCATACCAGAGACAATGACATCACCTAGCATTTGTTTAATTCCGGATGCACCATATTTGGAAAGCGTTTTGATTGGAAAAGCCAAAACAAAAGTTAAAGTTAATTTAACAGTTACAGGAGTTGTTGCATATATGAACAATGCGGCAGCTTTAGACAATCTTGAAAAATTGATGATCAGCATCATCAGCACAATGCCAGCCGGATACGAAGTTGGCAATGTTAATCAACCACAGCCATTGGAAGTCGGTGCAGGTAAATACCTCACGGCCGATTTACAAGTAAGCACCTACTACACCAATTAAGGAGAAAAAATGAGCACAGTAATCATTACCGGCCGCGATGTGTCATTCACGCTGGACACAAAGGCGTACGCTGCACAGACAACATCGGCCACGCTTTCATGTGACACGATCATTGAGACATATCAAACACTCAACGGCCGCGCATATAAATCATTAGATACACAATGGACTTTCACAGTTGAACTCTTGCAAGATTGGGGATCAACCGAGACACAGGGTTCATTGTTTGAAAACATGTGGAGCAACGCTGAGCAGAATCCAAACACAACAGTTGCGGTCTCTTTCACAGCTGTTACAGGCGCGGTTTTCAGTTTCAATGTATTGCCAATTTTCCCATCAGCTGGTGGAGCGGCTCCGGGCGCACTTACAGACACATGGTCATTGACAGTCGTTGGAACTCCAACAGAAACATTCAGCTAAAAAACAGAATCGGGAGCAAATAAATGAAACTAGCAATCACAATTGAATACACGGCCGGGGAGAGCGCGACATACACCGCGCTCCCACCGGAGTGGATGAAATGGGAACGCTCGTCAGGCAATACCATTCAGCAAGTACAAGACAAGCTGGGAATTGCCGATCTGATGTTTTTGGCATATCACGCCATGAAACGCGAGGCAGGTGGCAAGCCTGTCAAGCCTTTTGATGTGTGGTGTGAAACAGTCACAGATATAAACATGGGGGAGACTGATACCCCAAAAGCTACAAACTCGGAAGTTTGAATCGGAGAATTTGGGAGTTAGCAATAGCCACCGGATTGCCAAGATCGGAATTTCAAACAGCTGAGGATGTTTTAACCGCATTTGAGATATTGGAGAAGCGCAATGGCAAGTGAAGCAATCACTTATGACAAGAGTGATTTGCGCGGCATTGTTAAGGCTTTCAAAGCCATGGATGATGAAGCTGTTGATCAGGCTAAAGCCGTTTCCAATGGATTAGCCACTTATCTGCAAGGCCGTATTGTTGATACGGCACTTACACGCGATTTAGCCTCAATCAGAATTGCCACAGGTGCAAGAGTTTCAAAATCATCAAAGATCGGTGAGATTTCATTTGGCTTTGTCTCTCAAAAATTTAGCGGTGGCGGTACAACTCAACAGCTTTGGGGCGGTTACGAATTTGGATCGAACAAGTTCAAACAATTCCCGGTTTGGTCAGGCAGATTTGGTCGTGGCTCACGCGGATGGTTTATTTATCCAACATTAAGAGCCGAACAGCCTCACATCATTGCCCAATGGGAAAGCGCGTTTTCTAAGATTTTGAAGGAGTGGTGATGGCCGGTCAATCAAGAACATTAAAGCTCTCCATTCTTGGAGATGTCGATCAGCTTAAAAAAAGCCTAAACACAGGCACCAAAGAGGTTCAAACTTTTGGATCGAAATTAGGCGATTTTAGCAAGAAGGCTGGCTTAGCATTTGCCGCAGCTGGAGCCGCTGCCGGGGCGTACGCGGTCAAAATCGGTGTGGATGGTGTTAAGGCTGCCATTGCCGATGAAGCTGCTCAAGCTCGATTGGCCACCAGTTTACGAAATGTCGTTGGTGCTACAAATAACCAAATTGCAGCGATCGAACGACAAATCCTCAAAAGCTCGTTACTCACGGGTGTCACAGATGATGAATTAAGGCCGAGTTTTGATCGACTAATCAGAAGTACAAAATCAGTCGAAGAAGCTACTAGATTACAAGCTTTAGCGTTAGACATTTCCGCCGGGTCAGGCAAATCTTTGGAGGCGGTTACAAATGCGCTGGCAAAGAGCGCTGAAGGCCAAAACACAGCTTTGGGTAAATTGGGTGTAGGCATAAGCGCAGCTGAACTCAAGACAATGTCATTTGAAGAAATCACAGCCAAATTGTCAAACACCTTTGCCAATCAGGCATCGGTTCAAGCCGATACTTTTCAAGGAAAGATGGCCAGACTCAATGTCGCCATCGATGAAGGTAAAGAGACAATCGGATCATTTATTCTCGATGCTGTTACTCCGTTGGTCTCAGGCTTTGTTAATAAAGTCATCCCGGCCATCCAAAATGTTGCCTCCGAGATCGGGCCAAAACTTACGCCCGTTTTTAGAGCTCTTGGCGATTACTTTACACAGGTTTTGGTTCCAGCATTTGCAACCTTGTACAACTTTATCAAAGATTACATTGTTCCAATTCTGCAAGTTACATTATTTCCAATTATCGAAGCATTGGCCAAAGCATGGGTAACAATTGCTAACGCACTTAAAGAAAATGAAACAAATCTAAAGCCTTTAACTGATGCGTTTAAAGCCTTGGCTGGTTTCTTGCGTGACACGATTGCACCAATTTTAGGCAATTTTGTATCAGGAGCGATTACGGGGATTGCTGAAGTAATTGCCGGTTTAATCAATGTTGCAAGTGCCGTTACAAATGCCACAACCAAAGGATTTACAGCTGTCAAGAATTTCTTTGTCGATGTTAAAGATTTTATTTCAGACGGCGCAAAAACCATTTTCAATCCGCTGTACAACGGCATGAAAGCGGTGCTTAACGCAATTATTGGCATTTGGAACAAGCTTGACTTTTCTATTGATATTTCTGTGCCGGATTGGGTGCCAATTGTTGGCGGTAAAGGTTTTAAAGTTAAAGACATTTTTCCGGATATTCCAATGCTGGCAAATGGTGGCATAGTCAATTCTCCAACATTGGCCATGATTGGTGAGGCTGGCCCGGAGGCTGTTATTCCACTGAGCAAAAGCGGCATGATGGGCAACACCATCAATCTGACAGTAAATGGAGCAATTGATCCGGAAAGCACAGCACGCCAAATTATCAGCGTTTTAAATAATTCCAGCTATCGCGGCACATTAGGCGCAGGAGCTTTAGTCACATGAGCCTGTGGAATCCCGAATATCAGATTTTGATCGATGGCGTTGATTACAGCGCATCGACCA